ATGGAAGTGTTAACATGAAAAAGCGCAAATTTGAAAATGGTGGGTCTACGAATGATGGCATCGTTCGGAAACGTGGATTAAGAAGGGAAGGCACTAATGAGCTGGTGCTAGATTCAGAAGGGATGCCTATACTTACTGTAGGTGCACCAGATACAGACACTGAAGCTGCGATTGCGAAAGCGACTGCAAAAGCAACAGAAAAATCACGCCCGCGCATGGACCAGCCTTTTGGAGAGCTTGTTCCGGGAAAAGAATCCCGTCTTGCAAAATTTATTAAATCATTTATAAGGCAAAAACCCTCAGCAAATAGGGTGACTGCTGAAGAACTAAGGCTAGGTAACAAAGAAATTAAAGACGTATATGCCAATGTAAGAGATGATGAAGAAATTGCATCTGGGCGACTTGGTACTACAAAAACAAATCCTGAGGGGGTATATAACCGTTCTGATCGACTAAAAGAAAACATGGAAAAAGCGCGGAAACGCCTAATGTCTGACTCTGAAAAAGGGCGTTATGCTTCAGACGAAGCTGAAACCGATAAAGGGCAGTTTTTGAACAAAGGCGGTAAAGTTGCTTCTGCTTCTAAACGTGCTGACGGTATCGCGCAGCGAGGCAAGACGAAAGGTAGGTACATCTGATGCCTACCGTATCCGCAAAACAAGAGAAGTTCATGCAGGCAGTAGCGAACAATCCAAAGTTTGCAAAGAAAGTAGGTGTACCATCGTCCGTTGGAAAGGAATTTACGAAGAAAAAACATGGTGGAGTAGTAAAACATAAAGGTAAAAAATAGTAATGTATTTAACAAGCAGTATTCCGTATTTTAAATGTTGGGTAAGAAAGGAATTTACGAAAGGGCATCAGGAGTACCACGGTGAATATTTACACGGTTTAGCGGTAGCGGTTACAACTATTCCTGATCGTTGTCTAGGTTTTCAGATTATTTTTTCTGGTTGTGAGGCAGATGATGGTAGCCAAGCTAATATCCACGGTGGAGCGATGTGGGCAAGAATGCCAATCACGGCTCTGGTTGGAGATATACCGCTGGAAGCGTGGCCTGAACGTATGCAAACCCATCTTGCACAGCCTTGGGACTGTAATTCTTATCATCACACTGTCTTCAGTATTCAGCGCGCCAAGCCTTCTCCTTGGATATGTAAAATAAACAATGAGTTTTATACGGGAAGATATTTATTTACAGTAGATTATGCGGAAAGCGAAGTATCGGAAGACCCTTCACAACACAAACAAAGCCATGTATTGATGTTGACGGACGCGGGAAAATGGACTGGTAACATGGTTGCACTACCGAACAACCGTGTGCGTGTTACGAGTCCCGCCTATTGGGTGACGGGCGAAGGGGCACCCGATTTTCGACCGAGCCAATGGATTCATTGTGCAGAGCAAGACGACTCTTACATGGATTCGGAAGTAACCTTCAACAACTTGTATAAGGAGCAGTAAAAATGATGTCGAAAATGATGAAAAGCGGCGGCGTTGCCATGAAGAAGAAAATGATGGCAGGCGGCGGCATGATGGGTGCAGTCAAGACCGCAGCCCCCAGCAAAGATGGTGTTGCGACCAAGGGCAAGACCAAGGGTACGATGGTCAAGATGGCTGATGGTGGTATGCCTATGGTCAAGCAAGGTGATAAAATGGTTCCAGCTTTTGCTGCGGATGGTAAGGGAAAGATGGCTAAAGGCGGCAAGGTCAAGAAGATGGCCTACGGTGGTAAAGCATGTTAGCGTCAAGAGGTATGGGGGCGATCTCGCCCTCTAAGATGCCAAAAGCCAAGACCGTTAAGCGGAAAGATAGCCCTCAAAATGTTCAAGAGTTTGCTAGCGGAGGTTTGTACGCTAATATTGCAGCAAAACGGAAACGGATAGCTTCGGGCTCTGGCGAGAAGATGCGTAGTGCGGGAGACAAAGGCGCCCCTAAAACAAGCGATTTTGCCGCTGCTGCAAAGACGGCATCTTTTGCTGAAGGCGGTGAGTCCCGTGTCAACGAAGCTGGCAATTACACCAAGCCGGGGATGCGGAAGGCGCTTTTCAACAGCATCAAAGCTGGTGGTAAGGGGGGTGCACCAGGGCAGTGGTCCGCTCGTAAAGCTCAGATGCTTGCTATGAAGTACAAGCAAAAGGGCGGAGGTTATAGAGATTGAAAGCCCCGCAGCAAAGCCTGAAGAATTGGACCGACCAGAAATGGAGAACCAAGAGTGGCAAACCTAGCACACAGGGTTCAAAAGCAACTGGCGAGCGGTATCTCCCAGAGGCGGCAATTAATGCTCTTACACCTAATGAGTACGCTGCGACAACAAGAGCTAAACGCGCTGGAAAACGCTCGGGAAAGCAATTCGTCAAACAGCCAAAAGGCGTTGCTGCAAAAACCGCGAGATTTAGATGACTACCAGCGGCGCAACTGATTTTAATCTTGAGTTCACCGACATAGCAGAAGAGGCTTTTGAGCGGGCTGGTCGGGAAATGCGCTCGGGCTACGATTTGCGCACAGCCCGCAGGTCTATGAACTTGTTGACGATTGAGTGGGCTAATCGTGGCATCAACATGTGGACGATTGAACAAGGCACAAAAGACCTTGAACAGGGCACCGCTACGTACGATCTGCCTAACGATACGATTGACTTACTTGAACACGTTATAAGGACGGGTGCGGGGAATGCTTCAACGCAAGCCGACCTTACACTTACCCGGATCAGTGTTTCCACCTACGCTACCATCCCAAACAAACTTTCTCAGGCAAGGCCAATTCAGATCTTTATTAGTAGGAACTCTGGGGCAACCTACCCAGCAACAAGTGGCTACTCCCCCAGCGCAACAGCTTTCCCACAGTTCACAGTTTGGCCCGTGCCGGATCAAGGTACGCTAGCTTCACCGTACTATCAAGTAATTTACTGGCGTTTGCGTAGGGTTCAGAATGCTGGCGAAGGGCTTGAAACCCCTGATATGCCGTTTCGTTTTCTTCCCTGTATTACCGCAGGATTGGCGTACTACATTGCAATGAAGCTTCCCGAAGGGTTGCCAAGACTTGACATGCTAAAAGCAGCCTACGAGGAACAGTGGAACCTTGCGGCAGGTGAAGATCGTGAAAAAGCAGCAGTGCGGTTTGTGCCGCGCAGGATGTATCTGGGTAACACCGGGAGCTTCTGATGCCTAATCAGTTTGCATCGGGCAAATATGCTATCGCGCAGTGCGATAGATGCAACTTCCGGTACAAGCTGAAGCAGCTTAAATCTCTTGTCATTAAAACTAAGAATGTAAACATTCTTGTCTGCCCGGAATGCTGGGAGAAAGATCAGCCGCAACTTCAGCTTGGGATGTATCCGGTATATGACCCACAAGCAATACGCAATCCAAGGGTGGATTCCAATTCATACCAACAGGCAGGTCTTAACGGAACGCGAATTGAGCCTGTAAACAATGATTCCAGTCTTAACGAACTTGGTACAATTACTCTTGGAAGCCGCATCATCCAGTGGGGGTTTAACCCAGTGGGCGGGTCAAGAGACTTTGATGCTGCGTTAACTCCAAACGATTTGGTAGCGCAAGGACTTGTTAACAGTGTGACTGCAACATAGGAGTAATCATGAAAGACGCCAAGCAGGACAAAAAAATGGTCGCAGGGGCTGTGCACAAGCACGAGGCGCGTATGCACCCCGGAAAACCTAAGACAAAATTTGCCAAAGGTGGCAAGACTAACGCGGACATGCTCAAGATGGGTCGGAATCTGGCAAAGGTCAAAAATCAATTTGGGAGAGCATGATGGGTAAGTTCAGTCATAAAGTGATGGGCAAAGAAGTTGGGCAGGCTCCTGTCTATGCTGAGCCGCATACTATGAAGGGGCAAGCGGGGGTTAGTCTTAAAAACGTGGGGTACCCTCAAACGGATGTTAAGACAACGGGAATCAAGATTCGCGGAGTCGGATGTGCGACAAAAGGCACAATGGCTAGGGGTCCGATGGCGTGAACTATACGGAGTTGAAGAAGGCGATTCGAGGGTACGTCGAGAACGACTTCCCGACGATTACTTTCACGGATTCAGCCACGACGTTTACGTCGGATGAGCAGCTTGCAGTGTTTGTCAAGCAAGCTGAACAACGCATCTTCAACGCGCTTCAGTTGCCGATCTTTCGCAAGAACATGACTGGAGTGTTCTCCAGCGGGAACTCGTACCTTTCGGCCCCTTCTGATTTTCTTGCTCCTTTTAGTCTCACGCTAATTGTCCCTGCAACAGGGCGTAGGCATATGCTTTTGAACAAGGATGTGGAATTTATCCGTGAGGCGTACCCTATCCCCACAGCGACAAACCGTCCTCGTTACTACGCAATGTTTGGGCCCACAGTTTCTGGTGGAGTGATTTCAACAGATCAATCTTTTCTTGTGGGACCAACACCGGATTTGAATTACCAAGCAGAGATTCATTACTTCTATTATCCAGAATCTATCGTAACTGCGGGTACATCTTGGCTTGGTACAAACTTTGATTCAGTGCTTCTCTATGGTTCTTTACAAGAAGCCTATACGTTTATCAAAGCTGAATCCGATATGCTGGGAAGAATTGATGCTCAATACAAAGAAGCTGTAGCGCTTCTTAAACAACTGGCGGATGGTAAAAACCGCACAGATACTTACCGAGATGTTCAAGTCAGGTATCCGGTGCGCTGATGGCTATTTATCAAACGATGTGCACAAGCTTTAAAGCGGAAGTTGCTCAGGCTTTACACAATTTTACAACTGGAACAGGGAATGTTTTTAAACTCGCTCTCTACGTCGCAACTGCCGATCTCGGTGCAGATACGACTGTTTACACAGCGACGGGTGAAGCCAGTGGAACCAATTACACCGCTGGCGGGATTATTCTCACAAATATTACACCAACAACGTCAGGGACGACAGGATACTGGTCATTCCAAAACGCAACGTTCACTAACGTGACTCTATCTTGCGCAGGGGCACTAATTTACAATTCTACAAATCAGAACCGTGCGGTTTGTGTTTTGAACTTTGGCGGTACAATTGTTAAGACTGCACAAAATCTTGTCATTACTTTTCCCGCAGCAGGGGAAACTTCATCGGTGTTAAGGATCATATGATTACTACAACCAAAGGACTGATGGATGAAACGCTCTTGGAAAAACGAGAGGGTTTCATCGATAACGATAACGAGTATACAACTTGGGTCGAGTACTGGCATGATGGGGAGCTTGTGCATCGGTCTGCCCACGTAAGGTTGAAAAAAATGCCTAATTTTATTGGCGGCGAAGCCGCATCATTTTAAGGGCTTATTATGGCAAATACCCAAGCAATGTGCACTTCGTTTATGGGCCAGCTTTTAACAGCTACTCATAATTTTGGCACTGCTCCAACAAGAGTTTTGGCTACGGCAGATACGTTTAAGGCGGCGCTGTATTTGACAACGGCTACGGTAGATGCGAACACCACTGTTTATTCAGTCACTAATGAAGTATCGGGAACAAACTATACAGCGGGTGGCGTTACAATTTCAGGAAGCCCCGCATGGAATGTTCCAACGGCAACCAACTCTTCTGCTACGGCAGGAGTAGCGTTTACTACGCCTACCGCACCCATCACGTACGGCACAAGTTTAAACCCCGTGTCATTGAGCACGGCTTTTAATGCAGTATTAATTTATAACTCAACCCAAGCAGATAAGGCAGTCAGCGTTCACACCTTTGGTTCTCAGACGATCACAGCGGGGACTTTTACACTGACGATGCCTACCAACAACACGACGAATGCTTTGCTTCGTTTGTCAACGACCTAAAGTTAAGGGTTCCCCGTGGCAAATGGTACATGGGGTGATGGCACCTGGGGTAGTAATACCTGGGGTGGGACGGATCAAGATTATGCCCTAACGGGCATTGGTGCTTCTGGCGCGGTTGGTGATGTTGGATACAGCCAAGCACTGTCAGGCATAGGGGCTTCTGGTGCTGTAGGTACGGTTGATGTTTCGCTTACCGTTGGTGTCACAAGTGTATTTGCTACGGGTGCAGCCGGTGATGTTGCCGCAACGAATAATCTGACTGAAGACGGGGTTGCATCTCAAGGTCAGGTTGGTTCAGTTGGGGTTACGGTTACTGTTGGTCTACTAGGCGTTGGTGGGGTTGGTGCAGTAGGAACACTTCCAATAGCACATGGTCCAGCCCTGACGGGCGTGGCCGCCACTGGATCCGCAGGAATCGTAAGCCCACAAGTCGCACCACAACTTGTCGGAGTACAAGCAATAGGGCAAGTAGGTTCATTTGGTGTGCTTTACTGGAGCTTGTTTAACAACAATCAAGACGCCCAGTGGGCGGGGCTAAACAACAATCAAGATGCTCAGTGGGCTGGGTTTAATAATGATCAGAACGCGCAGTGGAATCTTGTAGAAACGGAGTAAAAAATGACTATTACACCATCGGCGCTTTTATCGTTACCCATAATTACGACAGGCACTGAATCTGGCGCTTGGGGTAACGTTACTAATAACGGTTTGACTGAGTATGTTGATATTGCGATTGCGGGAGCGTTATCAATTACGAGTACGGTAACGTTAGCCAACACACAAGGAGATGCTTCGGCAACAAACTTTGCATCCACAACGGCACAATACAGAACGTTGATTATCCCGGCTTCAGGCCCATCTGCAAATATTGTCATAACGGCTCCGTCTTCAAATCGTACATACCACGTAATGAACCGCAACGCAACATACACGGTTCAGATTCGCGCAGGGGCAAACTCAGGAGTGACTTTAGCCGCAGGCCAGTCTGCTACCGTATCTTACGATTCGGTGGCGGGCGATTATGTTCTTGTGGGGGGTAATGTCGTAGGCCCAGCAAGTGCCACAGACAACGCAGTTGTCAGGTTCGACACTGGGACAGGAAAGTTAGTGCAAAACAGCGTTGTGACTATCGCTGACTCCACGGGTGATGTGGCCGGTGTTGGTACGCTTACGATGGGCGGGAACCTAACGCTCAACGGCGGCACCGCCAACGGCGTGTTGTTCCTGAACGGCAGCAAGGTGGCGACGAGTGGGTCAGTTCTCACCTTTGACGGCGCACAACTTGGGGTTAACGGCATCACCGTAGGCCGTGGCG